TGCCCCGCCACATTTTGCACTATCGGCACGGGGCCGAACATGTCAGATGTTCCGACAAGTTGCCGTATTCGGTTTTAGCAGGCGCAGCCGTTGCAGGTGCCGCAATTCCCATACTGATACGGTGCGGGAACAGGGAAAGCAGGAACAGGGCGGGGGTTGTAGTAAGCAAGCTGCCCGCTCATATAGGCTTTCAGCGTTTCATTCTGCGCTGCCTGACTTGCGGCAAGCTGTGCGGCAAAAATCTGCTGGTTCTGCTCGGCAATCTTGGCATCCTTTGCCTCAATTCGCTGCGCCGTCAGTGCGTCAAGCACAGCGCGGGCGTTCGCGTTCTGGTTTTCGATGATGTCCCGAGTGCCGTTCTGAATGGTCTGGCGCGTGTCGCAAGCCTGCGTAGCGAGGTTGTAGTTTACGCCCTGAATCGCTTCGCGGGTCTCGCAGCAGCAATTAGCCTGCTGCATCTGCATGGCGTTGAGCTGCTGCATAAATGCGGCCTGCTGATTGGCGCGGCTGATTTCAGCCGACATAAAGCCCTGCTGCATAGCGTTCTGCACGCCGTTTACAAGCTGCGCCTGTGCATAGAAACCATCGCAAAGGCCGTTGTTTACGTTGTCAATCTTGCGTTCGATGTTGGCAAAGTCGCTTGTAAGGACGTATCCATCCATAACGCCAGCACCATTGCTGTTGTTGCCGCCCCAACCGTTGCGGCCCCAGCCAAACAGGAACAGGACGATAATCCAAATCCAGTCCTGCCCCCACATGCCCATGCCGCCATTGTAATTATTGGCGGGTTGTACCGGCATTGTCATAACAGTGCCGTCCGAAGATAAGCTCATATTGTTACTCCCTTCAAATAAATTTTATTGTCTAACCGTGCGCACGGATTAAACCTTTCACATCAACGACCTAAACTGCTGCGCCATCGCTTGCAGCTGGTTCAGCTGTGCTTGGCTCATCTGCCCGGATTGCAACAGCTTTTCTACTTCTTTTTTGGGGTCTCCCTGAAAATTTGCCCGGAACTGCTGAAACTGCTGCATCATCTGCTGAAATTGTCCCATCGGTGCAGGCAGTCTGTTACCGCCTAAAGCATTAAACAGTGGATTTGGCATTTTCGCTCTCCTTTTTCTTTGTCAGCGGTTTATCTGCCGCCAGCGCGTCAAATCGGGCCGCAAGCGCTTCAAACTCTGCACGGGTGACAAACTCTCCGGCTTGTGCTTGCACGGTCTGTGTGGGCTGTTTCTGTGCCGATGTGCGCTCTGCATAATCGAAGATGCGCAACGGCTGCGGCATCCCGCTTGCGTCCACTGTTTTGATATAGAACGAGCTTTTCTCGCTATCCATCAAAAGTACGCTGTTCCCTGGCGCACAAAGGTAACTTTTTGCCGCTTCTTCTCCCTGCACCCAAATAATAGGCGCAGTCTGCTGTGCAGTCTGTTGCTGCTGCGGATACGCTGCCTGTCGAAGCTGTGCAAGCTGGTCAGGCATTGCAGTGGGCTGCCCCATCGGGTAATATCCCGGCGCAAATCCGGGCTGATACGGTACGCCAAACGCCATAGTCAATCATCCTTTCTGCCAATAATACAGTGGCGTCTCGTCGCCGCTGTCCCATGTATCCAGCCAGTTCCCATTTTGCACGCACACAACATGCGTAGCCATTGCCAAAATATACGTGCCGTCCGGGTGGTCTTTTGCAAACTGCGCCACTGTGTAACAATCCGGGCAGCTGTTCGGAATTGCCGAACGGTTCCACCCGCACCGCCGCAGATAGCTGCCCCAGACATAGTTTGCAGACGGCATATCATGCAGTTCAAATCCTGCCAACACCAGCGCCGCATATGCAGCCTCCCACTCTTGATGCGTTGCGGCTGCAATGGCTCTGACGGTGCAATCGCCGACGCGCTTTTTTTCTGGATTCAGGTTTAATTCTCTGTACATGGCTTTATCCTCTATATTTATTGTAATAGTTTAAACAATTTCGCGTGCGCCACATCTGCGCCAACTTTACGCCAATTTTTGCAGGAAGTTCTAAAAAATCTTTGCAAAAAGCCTTTACAATGCAACGCTAGAGATGTATACTGTAGACACAGTAAGAGATAAGCAACCACATACAGGAGGAAACATCATGAAAGAGTACAAGCTGAACGTTTACAACACCCTTTGCGAGACCGCTAAAAGCTGCCGTGAGATTCATTTCTACGATGTCTGCCGCTCTATCGGTGTTAAGCACCTCAAAACGCAGGAAGTCCTCGAAATCATGAACAAGTTCATCCGCAGCAATCCTTCCTATCGTGCCGTCCAGTTCATCGACCCGAAACGCACCGCCGCAGCGCAGAGCCTTTTCACCACGCTGGTTCTTACCGAGTGTGAATAAAATTCACACCACACATAAAGGAGGCCCCCATGGAAATCACAATTACCGAATACGCCGCCCGCCACAACCGCAGCCCCGTCACCGTCCGCCAGAAGGCACTGCGCGGCGGCTTCAAAACAGCCCGCCGGGTCGGTCGTGACTGGCTCATCGACGAAGACGAACCCTACACGGACAACCGCCTTGCAGCACCCCCGCCGCCGGACCTGTGGCAGCTGACCAGCGGTCGCCGCTGCGATACCATCAGCGACGCGGGCGCGGTAAAAATCGCCAATGATTCCTTCTCCGTTCTGATTCCCACCGGCGCAGGCGACGGCGACTCCGCGTTCTGCATCTATAACGACGGCGAGATAGACACCGCGTCCCTCACTTATTTCACCTTGATTTCCGGTAAATTCAACATCTACGACTACGATTGCGGCAGCACCGTCGCCGAAACGGTTGAGGGTTCCTTCCAGGTCTACTACTCCTCCGGCATCGTGTTTTTTATAAAAGCAGAATAAAAAAACAGCGGTCGCACCGGGCAAATGCCCAGCACGACCGCTGTTTTATATCTTCCTGATTTTATCCACGACCGACCGCACTAACCGATTGACCGTGCGCTCGCTGCAGTTCATTTCCGCAGCGATCTCCGCGTTGCCCAGGCCGCGCCGCCTGTAATCCAGCACAGCCCGCTCGTCGTCGGTCAGCATAAAGCAAATTCTGTTATACGTCGCCAGGTCAACACAGAAATCAAACCGGCGCACGCAGTGGATTATTTATCTTTCGCGCTCTGTTTCACGCACTGGTTGGCATAGACCGCCCCCGCCGCGCACAGCACGCCTTGAATGATAGCGGTAAAAACCGCCATGGCCGCGTCCTGCCCGCCGCCGATGGGCGACGTCGCCAAAACGTACAGCGCGGCCAGCACAATGCCCACTGCGGCCAGAACCGCCGGGATGAGCTTGTCCGCCACAGCCGTGCTGGTTTTAAGGCAGTATCCGACGAAAATCAGCGCCGGAATCAGCACCAGCAGTTCCGGTTTAATGTAGTTCATGTAGTCGATGTTCATAGTTTAGCTCCTTTCTCTAAATCATGAATTCGTGTTTCATGGTTTTGCAAAATCTCGTCTTGCTCTTCGTTGTGCTCCCACAACCGTTTATGGTTCGCACTGTTGCTCCTGTCGTTATCCTGCACCTGCTTTACCACACTGTCCAGCAACGTCTTCAACTGCGTGATACTGGTATTTAGTTTTAAAAGCGGTGTTGTGACAGTGACAATCAGTCCAGCAAGTACAACAATGTCCTTGACGATATCCCAATCTGTCATTTTTCACTTCCGTTCCGGGCGTCAGGCCCACTTGCTGCTATACAGCCCGGCATCCGTCAGGCCGCGTTCCTTGCACAGCAGATAAATTGCATCTGCATCCCCCTGACTCACCGGCCCGATGGTAATCACTTGTAGCTTGCTTGCGGGCTTGTCCACCGCGGGCAGGGCTTTGACCAAATGATTCAAATCAACCACGGCAGTGATGCCAGGCACGCTGCCATTTGCGGCCTGCCCATACTGGTGAATGTATCGCGGCAGCGTCTTGTCGTAGTTTGTGCGCGTGTCAGCCAGCCATCCGATGTAATCTTCACATAGGTAGGCGTAATCGATGTTTGCGCTTGCAAATGCCGTGAAGGTGTAAATGCCAGCCGTGAATCCGTGCGTCTTGGCTCTCTCACAGAACGCCATCGCGATGGCGGTGCGCTGGTCTTTTGACAGGTTGTCAGCGCGGCCATCGTGTTCCTTGCGGCTCCACTCGGCATCGAAAAACAGCGGGTAGCCGGTCGGGGCAAGGCTTGCGCAGAAATCGGCTTCCTCGCGGGCTTCGTCCACAGTGACCGCCTGTGAGAAGAAATAAAAGCCGAACAGTTTTCCGTTCGCTTTCGCCCCTGCAAGGTTGGCATCGTACTGATCGTCCTTCATCAGCTTTCCGCTGCCATAACCACGGTAGCCGATGCGAACAATGGCGCGATAGGGAACCTTTGCCCAGTCGATAGTGCCCTGGTGATGGGACACATCAATCAGAACTTCCTCACCGCTGGGCTGTGCAGCGTCCGCAGGTTTTTCCACTGCGTGCTCACCGGCGCGGTAGGTAAACACCTGACTGCTTGCCGTGGTAAAGTCGTTGTCCAGCCATACAAGCGGATTGGTGCGCTTTCCGTTGAGGATAACCTCAAAATGCAGATGCGCACCGAACACATTCCCGGTCACGCCAGAAAATCCGATGAGTTCTCCCTCTTTGACTTTCTGCCCGACCTTGACGCAATAGCTGCTAAGGTGTGCGTACCGCGTCTGCAAGGTCTTCCCCTTGTAGGGCGCGTGTTTGATGCGCACCATGTTCCCGTAGCTCTGCATCCCAGTCTTGGTGTGACCATCCCAGTTCTGCGTTTGGTCAACCGTGCCTTCCTCTGCCGAGTAGATCGGGCACTTGTAGTCCGTGCCGTTCTGCGTGCGCCAATCGGCGGCCTGGTGCAGGCTGCCATCGTTGTAGTACCAGCCCTGCGTTAAAACGTGCAGGTCAAGTGGCCAGTGCAGCAGAACCTCGCCGTTGGATAATCTCATAATATCAACTCCTTAAATTTTTAGTCATCCGTTGTACTCATAAGCAGCACCAGTGCAAACTGCACAAGGCTGTCTTATGGCAGCCCCCCCCGGATAATTTCTTTCTTCATAAAGCAGACCTCTTTACCAAATCGCAATCCAGTCAACAACAAGTTCGCCGTGTCCATTTCCAATTTGTTGGGCGATATAAGCTACAGAAAAGCCATCTTTTGTGGCTTCTTGATTTGTGTCAAGATGTATAGAACCATAGAAATAGTTATATATCCTATACGAAAGCAGAATAGTTTTTGGTGCCGTTGAATGTTGTTTATTAAATTGAATATTAAAGCTGTAGGTAGTAAGTTCGCTTATAGCACCATTGTAAGTATACGCACCATATTCTATTTCCGGTATTGCCGCAAGTGCATCTCCCGCCGCCTTAGCATCAGCGGCCACGCCCTCTTTCGTCAGCGTCTTATCAGTGGGGGGGTAACAGCATACGGATTATTTGTTACATTCATGATTTTCTCTCCTTAGTAAATACAGAAAAACGGGCGAACGCCATAAGAACCGGAAGCGTAGTCGTAGTCCGCACGACCGGAGTAGCTGACAATGGAAAAATGGGAATCGGTAATAACATCTCTAAGCCACCATGCCGCACGATTACAAATTTTGCTCGGCTCGTGCTGGAATAACGGCAACTGGGATTTCTCTACGCGGTAGTTAGACGGGACATTGCTACCGTAAGAACCAGGGGAGAAAATACCACTGCCATAGGCCATCTGCTCGCACATAAGATCAACTTCGGAGTCGCGCCATGTGCAGCCGGAAGCATGACCGTCCTTAACTGCGTTCGTCAGATAGATTCTGTGTTTCAGAATATGACCGCTGAACGCACTCTGGATAGTTGTCTTGGCCTGTTCAAGATTTCTCTTGTACATATCCGAGCCGACATAGCCGCCAGCCGTAGTATTTGCCGAACCACCTTCGAAACCGCCGGAGCTGGTGTTGTGCATTTGTGCGTTGTAAAGGTTCTTGTCCGGCACGATAACTGCATGGTGGGTAGTGCAGTTCACATCACCACTATTAAGGAAGTAATCAAATGCCCCGAGACGGTAGTTTACACCGCCGATAGTCCAATAGTCTCCGATGTATAAATCATTGAATGTGCCCGCCGCAATAGCAGCATACTGTGCTGCCGTCACGCTCGTGCCCAGATACTTGCCCCGATAAATGGCATTGTGCGCCCCAGCGTTGGGGGCCGTCATGATTCGCAGCAGGTCGTCTCTGTTTTCAAGATACGGATTATTTGCTGCTCCACTCATATACTCACCTCCAAAACGAACACCGCCGCGCTTGTCGGCGCTGCGGTCGCATAAAACTTAACCACCCCGGCGCCGGGTTCCAGCGCGGCGACCATACGCACCGCGTCCGTCGCCCTAGTTCGGTCACTTACGACAATCCGGCTGTCTGCCGTCACACCGGCCACCGTCACGGTAGCGCAGGTGTTGTAGCTGCTCGTGCTGCCGTCATCCCATGACACGCTATAATCGCCGGTCGTCCAGGCCGATGCCGCCACCGTTACGGTTTTCAACTTCGATTTCATAGCGGTCAGCAGTGCGTCGATTTGGACCTTATCATAGTAATTCGCAAACTTGCTGCTTTCGCCTGTATCGCGCCAAGTGCCTGTGTCGGAATCCCATACCCAAATCGTATCGGTATCGCCAACGATCGCCCAGTTGCCGTCATAACCGGTATCGTGCGCGGCGTAAAGTGCCTCGTAATTTGGGTACCACCCAACCGCGCCCTGGCTGACCTGCTGGGCAAGCGCAGCGTAGTATTTGGCGTTGTCCATGCCCTCGCCGGGGCGGGATGCTGTATCACCCACGGCCCAGCTGCGGGCCTCCTTGGCACTGGCCGCAGCGGCCGTGGCGTTGGCAGGCGCAGCCTTGATGGCCTCGATGTTCTCGTGCACGTCCTGGATGCCCGCTTCATTATCCCGCACGATTTTGGCGTTGGCGGCCACTTCAGCGGCCAGCACTTGCACGGTCTTGTATTCGTCAGTGCTTTCGAGCATCCCATCCTGCACCGGGTTTCGGTCAATTTCCAGCCGCAGCGCGGCCATACCGGCCACACCACCGCCCGCCAGCACCTCTACCACCGGGGCGAACGTGCCGCAGCCGGTCGTCATCTGGGCCGTCACGGCCAAATAAACTGTGTTGCGGTCGCTGCTCACGCCAAGCGCGGGGTTGTAGACATAGTGCCCATCCTTTTTATCCATCCGCAGGTTGACATCCGCACCGGTGGGCAGTGTCCAGGGCTGCCCGCCCTTGTACAGGGCCACGGCCAGCACCGGGAGCGTATCATCGTACTGCACCAGATGCACCGGCTGCACAACGTCGCGCCTGTCAAAATCCGCCCGCGTCGCCTTGATAAGCGCTTCTGCAGGCGGGCTGTAATTGGCTGCCGCCATTTAAAACCACCTCACTGTATCATTCTGCCGTTGACCAACACATAGCCGTCGCCAGCGCCGTCCACGCCCAGCTGCACCTTCACGTTGCCTTTCGCGTCGCTTATCGCGATAGCGCCGCCGGAATACTGTCCAGCCATCGTGACGTTGGCAATCATATCGTTGGTGTTGCTGGCCGCAGGGCCGTACAGCACCAGTCGGCCAACGGCATTGTTCGACCCCCACGTGGACATGAAAGCGCCCATGTGCCAGTTGCCGTCATTGGTTTTTCGGTACATTTCAATTTTTGCGTCGTCTATGACGCACTTGCTCTCCGACACCGTCGAAGTGAATTTACCGGTGATATCCACCGATCCGTCCGAGCCGATGTTGAAATTGTCGCTGTTCACCACCAGCCCGCCGTTAAAAGTAGTGACTCCCGTGTCCAAATTGGACACGAACTTTCCGTTGGTGGATTGCAGCACGCCGCCCCGGATAAGATTTGCGCTCATCGTCCCGGCTTTAATGAGGTTGGCGCTCAAACTTCCGGTCGTGATGAAGTCGGCGTTGATCGCGCCGTCCATCGTGGCGGCCAGGCGGTACGGCCCGCTGTAGCCGCTGCTGCTGTAACCCCAACCAGCCAGATTCCACCGCCAGACCTTGGTAGCCTTTTCAATTTCCGGCTTGTCCATCACAAGGATTTCGTCCGGCTCATCCGCGCCGGTGGAGCTGTGCAGCACCACATAGCCGCCCAGGTTACCGGTGATAAGCTGTGTGGCGCGGTCAATGGCCCGCTCCAGGTCGCTGCGCGTCTTGTTTACGGTGCTCTGTACGGTCTTGCCCATGTCAGCCACGGTGTTGGCCAGGCTGCTGCGTGCGTCGCCCAACTCTACACTGTCGTAACGTTCCAGCAGCGCGTCATAAACCGTTTTGATGCACCGGGCATCCGCGCTCACGCCCAGCTTCGCAAACTGCACATGAACGGTATCGCACAGGCACACACGTTCCAGCAGAGCCATGTCGGCGTATTCGGCGGTCTGTTCCAGCTGGGCAAAGCTCAATGTCAGGCTCACCTTCGGCACGCCCACTTTGTTGGCGCTGATATAATCCAGCGCGGCCTGCCGCAGCTGGGCGGCGGTGGGCTGCTCTTTTATGTCCTGGCTCACGTCCAGCGTCAGCACCCGCACAAAGTCATACTGGCCGTCCGGCACGTTGACCACCGGGCTGCCGGTGATTTGGGTCACGTTGCCATCACTGTCCACCCAGTAGGGGTATACGCCGGTGTAGACCTCGGCGCAGCTTTCCTCTTGGGTCAAGTCGGTCAGGTTCTTTCCGTAGCGGATCGTCACGCCGCGGTCTGTGCCGCGCTGGCTGTGCAGCTTCACGGTTGTGTTGTCCCACTCATACTCGCCGCCGTACACGTCCAGCACGCTGCCCTCCACGCCGCCCAGCAGGCTGCGCAGACTACCCGGCACGGCCACGGTAAAGTCCGCCACGGTCTGGATGTCCGTCCAGAATGTGTAATCACAGCTTACCGCCGCATGGCTTTTAAGCTGCTGTAAGGCGTCAACTGCGTTCAACGCCTTACACGGCCCAACAGGAATGCCGCTCAAATCGTAGCTGATGTGCTGCGCGTTGACCGTCACCTGTCCACCGATGGGGCGGCTGATTTTATAAATGCGGAAATACTGCGCCTCGCCGTAGGGGTTTGGCTTCGCCAGAATCAGCCCGCGCAGCGCCAGGCTGCTGTAATGCTGCCCGGTGATTGGATAGACCATTTCCAGTTCAAACGCGCCGTTGCGCTCCTCGGTCACAGTGCAGCGCACAGCATCCCGCAGCACCCCCACGCCGTTGCCCTGCAGACCGGTCGTGCCGTCATAATATCTCGGATAGCTAATGTTTTACACCTCCTACAACGTCCACCATCTGGGCGTGATTTCGCATTTACTGATGCCACCGCTCCAACTAATTTGTGTAGCTCCTGCCCCAAAAGTAGGAAATTCAGGCGCAGTTACATATTTATTTAAGTTTGTAGATTCTCTGTAAGCGTCCATCATTTCGCAATCTAGGTACATAAGCCCGGTGTAGCCTGTAATACTTATTTGTGTGCCACCAACTTGTAATTTGGCATCGCCAGTAACGGTTAGTGCGATAAGAGGCAGGGAAGGGAATACAGTGGGATTGTACAGAGAATCACCGCTTTTGACTTCAACAGCATTTTCGCCGTCTTTTAAGTATTTCTGTGGTTTGCAATCTAACGAAATGGTAAATGGCGCAAGGTGGTTTGCCCTGATATCAGTTTCCGGGAAATTAACCACCCGCGCCATTCTGTACACATTTGGTTCTTCCTCTGTTTCAAGCCTGCGATAGCCTAAAGTAGTTCCACGCAAAAACGCTGAAATTGTTGGTAAAGTGTCGCTCACATCAGCGCCGGTCAGCGCAAAACATTTTGCTGTGGCGCTAATATTTGAGTAGCTTCCATCCCATTCTGTCAGGTCTCCACTACGTCCAGAAATGGTTGTGGCGGTTACTCTGGGCGTCGGTTGCCCAAAAGAAATTGCATTTTGCAGCCGTATTCCAACATCAAGGCTGCATACGCCGTCTAGCCAAAATTTATTAAGCATATACAGCCGCCTTTCTGTTGCTTTGCGCCTGAAGCTCATACGAAATCTGATTTGCCAGCGCGTGTGCCATGGAATTTACATCGGAAAACTGAATGCCGTTAATATCGATGTTGAACGTCATGCCGCCAGCCGCGTTTGCCGTGCCTTTACGGTATTCGTCCGCTTCATTGGCTGTCAGCACCATTTCACCACGATGCAGATTAGCGACATAATTGTTATACGGCACATAGTCCAAACCACCTGCGTGACTGCCAGCTGTGCCACTACTGTTGACATCAACATTAACAGAGCGGTTTCCGAACAGGTTGTCCCACAAACCATTAAACCAGCTGACAAGGCTGTCCCAAGCTGCCGAAATTCCGTCAATAATGCCATCAATGACCGCGTCGCCCATCTGCATTGCACCTTCTACAATGTCCGGCAAATGCTCTATAAAGTAGGTCAGAAGGGTCTCCACGATAGATGCAGCGGCAAGCATAATGTCCGGCAAGTGTTCCGAAACGCCCTCTACAAACGCAATCAGCATTTGTCCGGCAGTGTCAAGCATCTGCGGCAAGTTCTCATTCAGCTTTGAAACCAGCGTTAAAACGATTTGCAAGGCCGATTGTGCAACGGTAGGCAGCATCTGATAGATGCCGTTGCCCAGCACGGTTATAATTTGAATCGCAGAATCAATAAGCTGCGCCGCGTTGGCGCTGATTTCCGTCACAAGAGTCTGCACGATGTTGACGGCAGACTGTGCCAGCTGCGGAAGGACGGTTTCAATCAAGCTCGGCAGCTCTGCCATGATGGGAGGGACAAGGCTTTCTATCAGCTTAGCAGCGCCGTTCAGGGCGACTTCTATGCGGGGGATGATGTTACTTGCCGCTGTAGTTGCGCTATCCACAAAGTTGCTGATAAGCTGCTCAAAATTTGCATTATCGTCCGCAACACCTGTGACAAGGTTTGCCCATGCGGCTTTTGCGGCGCTCAAGCTGCCCTGAATCGTTGTTGATGCTTCTTTAGCGGTCGTACCGGTAATGCCCATTGCGTTTTGGACATCATGAATCGCGCTTACAACGTCCGCATAGCTGTCAATGCTGTATTTGGTATAGTTTCCCTGCGCGGCGTTCAGCTTGTTTGCGTCATCAAGTAGACGCTGCATTTCCTGTTTTGTTCCGCCATAGCCTAGTTTTAGGTTGTCCAGCATGGTATAGTTTTGCTTGGAAAAACCGTTATACGCGTTTTGAATGCTCTCCATGTCCGTGCCCATTTTGTTGGCATTATCGGACATGTCGCCAATGGCAGTATTGGCAAGCTCTGCCGCCTGTTCCGTATCGCCGCCCAGACTAGACACAAGCGAGGCTGCAAAGGTAGTCGCCGTGTTCATGTACTCGTTTGCCGAAAGCCCAGCCGTTTTGTACGCATCGGCTGCATACTGCTGAACTTTATCTGCGCTGGTTTTATACAGCGTTTCCACGCCGCCTACAAGCTGCTCGTAATCTGCATAACTGTTAATTGCAAGTCCAGTCAGCGCCGAAATTGCTGTTGCGCCTGCCGTAGTAGCGGCAACGGATACTTTCGCAACGTTCGTAGCAACGTTAAAGATGCCTTTTCCAACTGTTGAAGCGGCTGAACCAACCTTTCCGAACAGTCCCGTTAATCCGCTTGCGCTGCTTTTCGCATTTTTCAAGCCTTTCTCGTATTCGCTGGAATCCAGCGTGATTTTTGCGAAAAGGTCAAATACGTCCACTTAATCGCTCACCTCCTGCCGTTCTTTTGTTTTCAACCCATGCCGCGCCGCAAAGTCTTTGAAATCCGCCTGCACCTGTTCCGGCGTTCTCGTATCCACTTTGGGCGGGTGGATAATGTCAATATATCTCGCTGGCCTGTCCGTTACACCCGTCACAGCTACTACAAGGCTCCACGCGCTGTCTGTCATGTACACCTTGTACAGCTGCTCTTCAAAATCAGCTTTTAAAGCGTAAGGCAGCGCCGACACAAGCGCCTTTGCGCTCAGTTTCGGCATTTTCAGCAGTACAGGGATTACTTGTTCTGCCCGCCACCGAGATACGATTTGAAAAAATCAACAAAACCTTTATCGTTCAGCAGGTCGGCAACTTGCTTGCAGGTGATAAGAAAATTCTGTTTGCCGATTTCTTCCACCGTCAGGCCGTTGAACGGGGCGAGGATTGCGTACACGTCCTCTCGGTGCTGTTTCAGCGTAATGTTCAGCAGCTTAACGATTTTCGCAAGGCCGAAGCGCTGCATTGCAATCTGGGTCGTTTCGCCCTTCGGCATCGTTTTCTGCATCTCTTTCACAAGCGCTTCATCGTCACTCAGGTTCGTGATGGGCTGCGCGATTTGCAAAACGACTTCCAGTGCCTCATCAGTGCCAAGTTCAGAAAAAATTCGCATTAGGCTTCATCCTCTCCGGCCTTGATATACACCTCGCACGGCACAGTGTCCTGCGCAGTAATTGAATAGTGCGCCGTGTATTCAAAGCTCATCTGGCCTTTTTTCTTGTCGACGGTCTGCAAGCTGAAGCCGCCGGTGGACAGCGTATTCAGCATGTGGACGACGCAATAGCCGCCTTTGGTTGCGCCGTTCTTGTCGGAATAATCGCACAGCAGCCACAAATCGGTAAAGTCGCTGTCTTTCAGGTCGTTGCGCGGCGTGATTTTGGACGCCTTGGAGGAAGTGGTTGTAACATCCGCAGCGCCAAGCATACTTTTTACACTAGCGGCAGATCCCGAAACGTACGTACCGCTGAGCTTGACTTCCCAAGATTCAATCTGCTTCAGTTCTTTCATGTTCTTGGGGCAGTTGTCGATGTCCTCGCCGAAGTCGGTAAAGCTCGGCACAGCCGTAAAGTTGATTCCGCCGGTCGTAGCGCCAAGCAGTTCCTCTTCGGTAGGCTCTTCCTCAGTTTCGATATTGAAATTTGTGGCAAGATAGCCCGCGTTCAAGACAAGTTCTTTAAACGCAGATTCAGGAATACGAGTAAATTTCATGCTTTCACCTCAATTTAGGCATAAAAATTCGGCGGTCACATTGATGTACCGCCGTTTTAGGTTTTTGTCTGTGTCATCTGCCAGTGCCTGGCAGAACGGGGAGCCGCGTTTTAACCAAATCAAGCCGTCATCTACCGGCAGCGTCACGCCGCCAATGCCCAGCGCGTCCGAAAGCTCAAGCGCTTTTGCATTGGGCACAGCTTCGCTCGTGGTATGGAACCACATGTTGACCGTCAGAGATACCGCCCCGCCGCCCCATGCGTCAAACACAGCATCATAGGTCAGGTAGGGGAGTACAGCGTCATCCGGAACGGCGTTGCTGGCGTATGCGGTCATAAATTGCCCGAAAAACTGCTGTAATGCAGCGCCCTTTGTCATGTCGGCAATCCCTCCCGCAGTCTTTCAGCCGTAAAACTCTTTAGGTTTTGCAGCATCGGGGAAGCGCTTGCAGGTGCTTGCTTTTCTTCCGGGCGGCTTGTGACCCTGAAATATGCCCCGGTCGTCACGTCCTTATACACGCTGCCGTACTCGATGGGCACATCTTTCCGCACAATGCCGGTATACACGCTGGTCACACCCTGCGCTTCGGCCTGCCGTGCTTCAAGGCTGCTGTCCAGTGCAACGTAATTTGCAAACTCTGCGCCCTCTCTCCACTCTGTAACATAGCCGCCCTCGCCGTCAGGCTTTGTCAGCTTGTCCATGATGATGCAGCTATGCGAAAAATCATCTAAAAGGCTCATAGCTTTCTCCATTTGTTCAGCCGAAAAGCAAACACGCCCTGCCAGCCCGTCACAGAGCCGCCAGAATTGCCGTTCGCGCTCGATTTGGTGTAACTATACCCTGCAAAACTCTCGCTTTGAAACGGGCTGTTTGCGGCGCTCTCGTACTTGTCGCGCCATGCTTCCACATCCTCAACCAGAGAAATAAAGGCAGCGGGCACAGCCAGCGCCCACACAGTCCCGTCAAACGTTTCATCGGTCAAGCTTCCAGCACCGTACTGGTGCACGCCATCATTGAACACGCTCCCGATAATGCGGAAATATTGCCCATCAACTAAAAAAGGCAGCGTAATGCTGCCGTCCTTGATGGTAAATGTGCCGCTGTACGCGCCATCCGGGACCTTAAACCAGTTCCGGCACTCTCGCATCAATTCTTCAAGCATTACGCTGCCTCCTTTTATCAGCCCTTGGTGTTTACAGCGGCTTTAGCCGCAGCAGGATTGACAGTGATAACCGCAATGCCGTCCAGGTACTCGGCCCACAGCGCCATGCCCATAACCGCAAAGCTCTCACCCACAGCAGTGCCATAGTTGCCCTGAGCGTGGAAGCCGATCAGGGGAGTTTCACCGCTCACGGTGTAAGTCAGGCCCAGGCTCGAAAACTCGCTAGAGGGGTCAACATAGTACAGATCAATGTTCTCAACGGGGGTTGCAATGACCTTGTTGCGGGCAATCTGAGTTGCGGGCAGCAGGAACAGGGTGCTATAGCCCATAAAGTTCTTGATGTAGGTCAGGCCGAAAGCGTTCTGCACGGTCACCTGCGCACTGCCCAGATAGTCGTAAGCATCCAGGATGTTCGCAAAGCCGACTACTTCGGTCACATCCTTCTGAATGGTGGCAAACTTGTTCAGCACCTCGCCCTGTGCCTTCGCCAGAGCGGCCTGCCAGGAGGCAGCTTCGCCGGTCAGGCTGCCGGTGTTCAGGAAGGTGTAGAATTTGCTCATCACCTCGTTTTGCAGCTTGGTGAGGAAAGCATCGTCGGACTTCTGTACGGCAATAGTCGCGCCATACTTGTCCACATCCTCGATGGGCACGGCTTTTGCGTACTTTTGCAGGGTGATGTCTTCCTTTGTGGCCTGGGTGATAGTGGTTTTGCTATAGGGGATTACAGCACCGGCGGGCACAGTGCCGCTCTCCAGCGCAACGCTAGCGGTGTAAGACACCAGCGAGGTGCCCGCCTGCTTGCGGATGGGCCGCATGATGCCGTAGATTTCCCGCAGTGCCTCCCAGTTGTCGGCAAAGCGGGTCACAAAATCCAGCTCGCGAGCAGTCACGCCGGTGTAGACATTGGGCAAACTGTCGCGGGGGGTGGTCAAAGTTTCAACTTTAGTTGCTGCCATTTTAAGGCTCCTTTCATGTGTTCTGGTTGTTCAGATTTTCTTCGATAGCCTTCAGGCGTGCTTCATAATCCATAACATAGCGCCCTTTTTCATCTTTTTTGTAGATGTCGGCCATTGTGAGATTTGCGCCGCCGCTGTTGGCGGGCGGGGTGGGCGTGTCGGCTCCCTTTGTGCTGGTGGTGGTGATGTACTCGCTGTAACTGTCCTTCAAGCTCTTTTCCAGCTTGTCAGCCTCTTTCACAGCTCCGTCATCGTTCAGCTCCAGCGCATCAAGCAGGCCGTCAGCCTTTGCCAGCTTCGCCACGCTCTGCAAGCGCTTTTCGGATACGCCGATTTTCTTCAGCACGGCTTCCACTGCCTTTTCTTTGGCAGCGGTCGTCTTTTCGGCATCAACGGTCTTTTTGTAATCCTCAAAAGCTTTGTGCTCGGATTCATATTTCTCCTTGTAACCGTCATCGCCCTTTCCTTTCAGGTCGTCCAGTTCCTTTTGAACGCCGGGAAGTTTTTCCGCATCGGCTTTATAGCGGTCGCGTTCCTCTTTCAAGCCGTCTACGGTTTCAGTGTGGCCTTCCATAACAAAGTCAACCTGGTTTTCGGTCAGCCCTGCCGCAAGAAGTCCTTTACGAGTTAATGCCATGTTTTCGCTCCTTTTCTTCGGTGTCAGTTCTTCGACATTCGCGTTTTATTCAAAACAGCAGTACTTCGCTGTTTTTGCGTATAAAAATAGCACCTGCCGCAAATGCGGTAGATGCCAATAAAAAGAGCCGAGAGGCTTATTTGCCTTTCAGCTCTTGTTCGATAATTCTGTTATACTGCGCGGCATGGTCTGTTACTGCGGGCTTGATAAAAGGCTTTGCCCTTTGGCCGTGCGTCAAATGCCAATCGCCGTTTTCGTCTTGATACGTCCACGGCGTTTGTCTGCCGCCCGGGTAATATATGCCCGTGCCGCACTCAACGTATACGCCGTATTCGCTATTTGTGCCCACGTAGGCAGCCCGTTCGCCGTTGTCTGCTACTGTATGAGTAATGCTGTTGCGCAGGTTGCCCGTGTCAACGGGGCATAGCTTTTTAGCGTGCCCTTCAGCAACAAGCCCACACTTTTCAAGCGCTCTTCCAACAGCAGCATCAAGCGCTTCCAGCACCTCGGCGCTGTGGTCTTCAAGTGTGATTTTCATTTTAACTTTTCGATTTCGTTTTCATTGCAATCAATAATTTGATTGTTTTCGTCAAGTTCGATAAGGTAACGCAAAACGTTCGTGCCCCGTATATCTACCACCACACCAATTTTTCCAGATGCAGTTACTTTTACTTTATCAAATTCGCGTATCACTTGTCTGCATCCTTTCTATAGGCTGTTGTAATTCTCGGTTTTCCGTTGCCGGGTTCTTTTATCCAGCAAGTCAAGAATTGCTTTTTCTCCGTTATCCCCAACTTCATGGGAATCGAATACTTTTTGCTCCCATCTTCCAGCTCTATTACATTTTGAACTTTGCTCTCATCGTATTGCTTTGCAATATCGTATCGTAGCTGTATCGGGTTTTCCTTTGCATATCCAACGTCGAAAAATTCCTTCGCATGTTTTGAGCCGGGCTTCAAAAGATATTCTTTGAATTTTCTTTTCGTCGTTTCGCATTGCGCTTTTTCTACAAACATTGTTTGCTTTTTTAAGGTCTTTAACGCGTGCCAAATTTCAATATCATTATACTTTAAATCTTGGAACTTGTAAACTGAATCTGGCACTTTATCGCCTAAAACTTTGCGGTATTCCGCAAATTGTCTTTTGTCGGATGAAAAATTACGCCCTTTTTTCATATATGTTTCCCACGCATATCTGTTTTCTGCTTCTTTCCAGCTATCCCATTGCGTGTAATTCATATATGGGACAAGTATGCTTCTCCCTGTTTCTGGGTCTATCGCTCTCCGCAACTCATGCCGCGATTTTGGCACATCTGGCAAATCCGCTATTGTTGTGCAGCGGCAATTATACACTAGGTATCCCGGCGCAGATTCATCGCCAGGCTTCATGAGCTTATAACCATCAATAATAAACGGCTTTTCCACGTCTACCGTTTGCCCGTCTGCCACCGCGTGCGCATGCCGCGTGCGGTTGTCTAACGTTGCCACCCATTGTTTTTTCAGCTTTATGCCCATATCCTGCGCGGAACGGTAAGTATCTAGCCGTCCCGCGTTCTCTGCTGCTGTGACCGCCGTTCTGGCCGTTCTGATAGCGCTTGCGCGGCTCATATCCCGCATACGGCTTTGCAGGTCATCCGCAATCTTGCCAATTCCCTTGCCTTGCAGAATGGAGCTTGTGACACTAGCTGTAATTTGCTGCTTTCCGTATTTCAGGTCAATGCCGCGCTGCAACGCCCGCTTTGGCGGGTAATACGGCATCAAGTCAGGCTGTTCCACAATCAGACGTTTAACAGTCTGCTCATCCCACAGCGTAAAATCTGCTTTGTCGGAAACCTGCTCTATTTTGTAAGCTGCATAATTGCGGTTCAGACTGTAGATGCCCGGCGTGGCGTCATTGACGTATGCCACAGCCGTTGCATTGGCATTGGTGTATCTTTCTGCCACCTTGTCACGCAGCGCTGTAAAACGCTTGCCTCGACCCATCTGCGCAAGCCGCCACTGCTTGTACTGCTGTTCGGTGATTTCTCCCGCATCCAGCTTTTCTTTCATGGCTGCATCACGCTTCTCGAACTGCTCAAAATAGTCTTTCACCGTGTCGGTCAATTCGTCAGCAGCTTCTTTGTACAGCTTTGCGATGCGCTGTTCCAGTTTGGCAAGCTGCGCATCTGTCATTTTGTGGGCGTAATCAGGTTTCGCCATTGCCGTTCATTCCTTCTCCCGGCTGGTTCTGTGGCTCGTTAGGAGGCTGGTTGGTAATTGTGCGGTCTAGCTCCTCGGCAGCCTTGCGGCGCATCAAGTCTTCAAACTGGTCTGCGTCGCCGAGAATAGTAAGCAGCTTTTTGGTGATGTATTCATCATCGTAGTACTCCGCGCCCAGCAGCACGGTCTGCGCCTCTTCCTGCTTGTTGATAATCTGGTTGCGCGTGTATGTCGGATCGTCATCAAGCCCGGCAACCGCCAAAATGCCCTTGATGCAGCGCGTTACGCAGCTTTCAAACTTGTCCGTTTTCAGGTCGAGTGGCACATAACTGGCCTTGATGGCCGTTGCAGTTTGGTTGCCAGCGCTGACAGCGGCAGAATCGAAGGCCTGAAAGTCCTCGTATAGCTTTTTGGTGAGCATATCAATAGTCGCCTGCGTGCCTTGGAACGGGGCTTCGATGCTCTGTGGCGTGGCCTTTGCGCCCTCGTCACCGTCAGCATGGGCGACATGGGTCGTCTTAAGACGCTCAATGAACTTTGTGTCGTCCTGCTCGTCCATGGCTCCGCAGTTGGTCAGAACCCAGAAAATCAGGTTGCCCTCGTCAACGTTGTTTACCATGTTGGAGCTTGCAAGGTCGAGCGCGTCAATGGTATTCTGTCTCCCCTGTAACTCGCTGTGGGCCTGCTCTCCGTTTTTCAGCGGGATAATGGGAAATCCGGGATAATTCTCACCGTCATAAATTTCTGTGCCGTCTGCCTCGCTGGTGCGCAGCTTCAACTTGTAAGCGCGTTTCGGCTTGAGAATCGCCATATCATCGCTTTTGGGCTTTAGATACTCTGTGTAGCCGTCAAGCTCGTACAGCGTGGCGCGCAGTGGTTTATTGTCTGCCACCTGCCAGAAACGGATTCCGGCTTTAATGGAGCCATCTTCCTCGTCGTACAGTGGAACAAATTCCTCTGCTGCGAACACCTGCACATGGTCGAGATTCCAGAACACGAAAGACTGCCCGTCAATCAAGGCGTGACGGGCAGCGTCCATAATATCTTCGTCAAACGTCGCACCAAGCGCTTTTTTTGTCTCCGGCTCCTGAAATGAAATGCCATTGCCCAGCAAATACGAAACTTCTTGGTCTACGGCCAAGCCAAAGAACTTGCTTGCAATCTTGTGATTTGCCGTGTACATGTCACGGTGCGCCTTGCCCTGCATGTCGTAGATGATTTTCTCGTATTTGTTGATTGTAGGGTTTTCTCCGTGGTAATACTTGTTGGCGTTCGCTGCAAGGCGTGTGCTATGGTCGGCCTTATACTCATTGATTGCACCCAGTATGAAACTCATGCGGGCCTTTTCGTCTGCGCCAACCGCCATAAAATCTTGGTATGTTTTCACGTCTTCTCACCGCCTTTACACAAAAATGCTCTTGTATCTGGTTTCGGCGGTGTCTCCCGCCTTGTTCGCCGTGCTTTCCATCGCGTACCGCACCGCATCAATGTGATGGTTGTTCAAATCCGGGTAGCCCTCTAAGACTTCACCTGTCTTTCCGTCCCGCTCGTATTCATACTCGCTAAACTCTTTTGCAGTATCCGGGCAACGTTCCGGGTCAACGACGATCGCTTCCAGCATTTGCAGCCATTTTGTGCCGTATCGAACCGATTTTGGCCCTTTACGGGCAGGGAATGTTTTCACGCCGTACTTGTTATAGTCGGCGATGGATTTCGGCTCGGCGCTATCCGCGCAGACTTTGTCCTCGCGCGTCAGCCCTCTATCCAAAAGCAGCTGTGCCGTGTCTCTGTTGCTGGTTCTGCGCCGTGTCAGTTCATCGAAGATGTACAGCGTGCGCCGCGCTGCGTCATAGTGCATTGCATTGTATGCCCATGGGTCTGGATACCAGCCCCAGTCCACGCCGCGCTTGATGCGGTCAAAGCTGGCAATCTGTTCATCGGTGATTTTCTCAATGCGCAGATTCTCAAATACCGCCGTTCCGCTGCCGACAACCTCGCCTAAATACTCGTGTCGGTAGGCCGTTTCGTTTGTGCGCTGCAAATATTCAGCATCGGCCAGGAACCGCTCTCCGAGCCATTCTGCGGGCGTTGTTTTGTAGGTGCTATGATGTATTAGCTTCCCATCGCGGGCTTTCAGTGCGTACCCGTTTGCCCAGTTCCGTGCCATTGCTGGCGGGTTGAAGCTCTTGAACGTAATGAACCAATCACCGCCGCGCAGGCAGGACTGCTCCACGTTTCGGATTTGCTCTTCACAGTCAAACTGGTCAAGCTCTTCAAACCAGCAGATACCGATATAGCCAAACGGTACTTTGATTGACTTTACCTTGCCTGGGTCATCAACGCCGAAAAAAAGCACCTTTTGCCCAGTAGGCAAATAGGTGCATTCCATCGGGCTTACCGTGCAGCGAAAATGGTCGTGCAAGCCAAGCTCATTGATTGCCCAGACGATTTGCGCATAAACGCTTGTACGCAGTGTGTTGCCGACTTTGCGGAACACTGCTGCGTGGCATTGCGGATGCTTTAGCAGCTGCAAAATTAGCTCTATGCTAATATAGCTGGATTTTGTACTGCCGCGCCCGCCCTTTGCGACAAGCTCTTTCACATTGCCTGCCTTGATTTCGCGGTGTACTTCCCAAAAGCAAGGGGAAACCATACCAGACAGTTTACAAGTCATCTACGATTTGCACCCCCGCTTCAACCGTTTGCTCTGGCTCGTCACGCTGGCCTAGATACTGTTTCCCAAGGAAAATAGCCATTGCAGCGCTTTTCTCAGCAAGCTTAAACTGTGTTCTTCGCAGGCTTGCTTTGCCGTTCTGGCTCTTGTTTTTAAATGTCTCCGCAAAAGTCATGCCGTACGTTTTCCTGCACCAACGGTTCAAGGTGTCCTCGCTGCACTCTAGCACCGAGCAAATTTCCGTTTCGGTGCATTGGATGGCGCACAGGCTTTCAAAAATATTTTGGCTTATTTCTTTTTTGGGGCGTCCTGTACGCGCCATCGCTTGCCCTCAACTTTCGTATTCGATAACCGTTTTCGTTGCAAATGATGTAATGGGAAGGATTAAACACTCATACCCGACCTTGAGACATATTTGCGTAATTCCCATAGTCACAAGTGTTTTGGCAGGCATTTGGCCGACAAAAGCAATCGGAATAAAAATGCAGCTGTCGCAAATCTCCCCAACCAAAGACGACAAAACGGCTCTTGCCTTAAAGCCTTTCATGTCAGCGTGCATGGATTTCATTTTTTGAAACACCTTATCATTCATAAAATCGCCCGTAACATATGCCAAGAGCGATGCGAATAGCACACGCGGAGCGGAGCCGAGCACAGTTGCAAAAGCTGCTTGATTTTCCCAGTACAACGGTGCAGGGGTAGCAATGGCTATGCTAAAGAAGATTACCATCAGCAAATTCATAGCAAAAGCCATGTAACATGTGATTCGGCTCCACTTATATCCGTATGCTTCGGAAAACAAATCTGAAAGAATATAAGTGACTGGGAAAACAATTACTGCCCCGGTCATGGTAATGCCAAACGGAAGCTGAAACTGTTTAGCGGCAAGAACATTGCTTATCAAAAAGCACGACACAAACAGCACCGTAAGCCAAGCCTGTAAAACAGAAATGGTTTTTTTCATGTGGTTTCCTCACTTTCTTAAAATGCGATAATGCGTATTTTTGAAATTTTATCCATTCTGTATAATTGATAAGGGCGACTTTCTTGCCGTCCGAAAGCCGCTTGCCTTTCGGGCAGTCAACTTTGACCATCGTTTTCCCATTAAACTTGTACACGAAGCCAAACCGATTTCCAGTCGTCCACGCGGTGGAATCCACTGTGTCAAAATGGCATTTTGGGAGCCACTGTAGGCTTGTGAAGCCCAACCCATGCAACTTACACTTTCTTCTGTGCGCATCTTGTATCATGGCTGGAAACGCGCCGTATTGTTCCGGCTTTATTTCTTTTGCCACAATGCCGCCAATCGCAGCATAGCTGTATTCGTCGCACATTTTTTGAAATTCTTTGTACCCTCGTGTTTTGTGCCACACAGGTATGCAAGGCCTGTTTGTAAGCTTTTCTAGTTTCTTCCGATACTCAAGTGTTTTTTCGTAGCCGACAACGCTGTCTAAGTCAAGCTCGAAAAACTTTTGTACATTATTTTTCACGATGAAAGCGGCATAGCGTTCAATGTACTCTTCCCAGTTTAATTTTTTGTGGGCATTCTGCATAAATGTAAATGCGCCACTGTCAAGCAAGAAGTCTCCATAAAACTGCATAAGCCTTTCCGTGTTGTCATCGGCGTAGAAAAAGGATTCGAGAATAAACGGTTTATGCTGCTGTATGGTTTTGTCATACAGCCCGCCCTCCTTCCACGGCGCTACGCCTGCAAGGTATATTTTCATTTTGGTTCCCCGCATAAATCATTTCAGGTAGTCAATGCCTTGACTCCCCACAGGCAAGAAACAGCTTCACGCTTCAAACCACTCACCACAATGCGGGCATTGAATTTTTTTGGGTTCTTTTCCCTTTTCTGGCGCGTCCTCGAACAGCGCGTCCATATTTTCAACGGTGGCTTCTTGGCTCAAGGAAAACCCAAAATCAAAGTCGCCAAAATCAAGGTTTGCTAGTTCTTCATCCAGTTTCTCAAAATTCCAAGCGGCCAGCTCATTTGTCTTGTTATCGAGAAGCCGATATTTCTTTTTTTGTTCTTCCGTCAAACCCTCGGCAATAGCGACCTCGATTTCATCATAGCCAAGCTGCTGCAAGGCTTTGAATCGAGTGTGACCCGCCAGAATAACGCCGCTCTCGTCAACAACGATGCGCTGCACATAGCCGCACTGTTTGATGCTCTCGGCTACTGCGTCCACCGCCTGGTCGTTGATTCTCGGATTGTTCTCGTAGGGAATAATTTCTGTGATTTTCTTCGTTACGAGTTTCATCTGCATTTCCTCCTTTATGCAAAACAAAAAGCCCATGCGCCTGCATGAGCTTGATTTTTCCCCCCAAGACCCCTTTGCGCCGGAGGAAAAGCGCGTTCCCGCCCTACCGGTCTCTGCTATGCCGGTCTCACCCGTTGCGGGGAGCAAATCCGCAACGCTTTTTTGATTCCCTGTATTGTCCGCACAGGGCTGGCGGGCTGTCTCTTGGTATACCGCACAGTCCTGCGGTTGAAGTTTCGTTTCGCACTTCACTGTGCGGGCAGACTTTTTCAGGCTCTCGAAGTCCCGCTGCGGTCTGCCATCGCGCCGCGCTCATGATCGGCTTGCTGCTTTGCTTACAGCGTTTAGGTTATCTATCGCGTTTTGCCTGCGCCGGGCTTTCACCGGTGGGAGCGACCCAGCATTGGTGCAATCAACTGGATTTGAACCTGTAACTCACGCTCGAGTCGTGGCTTTGCCAATTAAGCTATGATTGCAAATAAAAGGCGCGGCAGTTGCGCGTGTTGCACTTTTTGTTGGCCAAAAGTAAAGCTCATTTTAATTAACTGTGTCCAAATCGGCATCAATTAAAAATGAGATACACTTTTTTATTAACTTGTACACCAGAGGCTTACCGCGACTGTTGGTACTGCACATAGGCCTTGAACCTTTGCCGCGCCGTTGCTTTCGGAACGCAGCGCTCATACCATTTTGGCAACCTCACCCAAATGGTCAGCTATGCAGCATATAAAATGCCGGTCTTTCCCGGCTGCCAGCTATGAAAACAGGAGAATTGAAATGGTAAAGAAAAGAGATTTTAGCTATGCCGTAGGCTGTTCCGTTCCTACATCATCCAGCATATCTATAATAGCAGGTTAAAAGTGAACTGGAGTGCACAGATTTTCAATTGCAGCTCGGTGTAATTTCTTTGCCCATCTCTCGGAAATATTTAGATTTATCGCGATTTTCCACCAATACGGTGTGCCGACAATATACCGTTCCCGCAAAACGTCCCTCTGCATTTGGTCTTGCACAGAGTTGATTGCGGTTTCAATTTCTTCCCTTTGCATCTCGGTGTCAATAATCTGCTTGTATAGCGCTTCCTGACGCTCCATGATTCTGCAAACGGCATCCTCGATTTTGTTTTTCCCGCCAGCAGACACCACAACGGGGGATAATGCTTTCGTTGTCGCTGTTGCCCGTTCACGTTCGCTCTGTATCTGCTGGCGCAGCTGCCGTTCATGATTCCTGCTGCGTTGGTATCTCCATAGCCACGCTTTCTTTTGGTTGAATTCTTCTCTGGTCATTGGCTCTCCTTTCTTCCAGTTTCATGCAGCGCGGCAGCGTGCAAATATCGCCATTCTTCCACTCGCATGTCGCGCAAAGATGTTTGCGGGCGTATTCATCGGCTAGCTGTTGTTTAGTCATGGTGTTCCTCCGGCGGGTCTTCTATTCCGCCAAAATGTACAGCAGAGAGTACCAATGTTTTGATTAACTCTTCAATGAATTTTTTGAAGTTAACGCCATCTTCTTCGGCAACGACTGGCATTGTTTTTAGGTCTTTTGTAAGATATTTTGCTCTTTTCACTTTCCATTTTCCGTTCCAGAACTCAACCGAATACCCAGTGGTCGAAGTTCCTGCCGCGCCGGTTTTTACAAAATAGCTTTCACGGCTAACCCAAGGGCTTTTATAGACTTTCATCTGTGTTCACCATCCTTGCGCCACAATACGGGCAATACTTATAACGATGTGCCAATACCTCTTCGAAATATTCATCTCCATTTAGGCAAGAACGGCAACTACTGCAAAATGCATTATCATAAGTGTCACGCACAGTTCCGCGCATAATGTGTGCCGTAGGCCGCAGGGATTCGGGGTCAATGGTGGGTATCTCGTCCACTTCCGCTTTTATAGCGTTGTATTCGTCCTCGTCAATCTCAATTGCGTTAAAAACGGCAATCATAACTTCCCTTGCGTCAATGAGCCGCATCGGCCTGTCAATGTATCTTCTTTGTTCTTTCGGCTGGCTTGCGCCCGGAATCGGGCAGTCTATTGTTGTGCTCATTTTGATACCCCTTCAACACACGCCATGTCTTTGCGCAGATTTAGAAATTCTGGATTGAGAATACAAGCCGGTGCGACAGCGCCGCCGTTGCACGCACCGTAGTTGTACAGCAGACCATCCGCGTTCACAGTGCGAACGACGCTCGATTCCCCCGCGTCGGAATCCTTATCACCACATCCCAAAGGCGTGGCAGTCCAAATAAATCTGCCTCTGTCGTAGTGTGGGATGAACTCGCGGTACTTACGATACTCGTCGCAAGTCAAGATAAAAACGGCGTCTTTCACCGTTCCATAGGCGCGATCTCCGTTGTCTGCAACAAGGTCAACAATATGTGGCAGCAGACCTTTACCACCAAAAACAACGTTCGCCATATCAGATAGAACCCCGCGCACATTACTGGTGCGGTAGTTATTCCAGTTGCCTTTTTCATCGGTAAATTTATCACTTGGGCAGAACTTTACTTCTTTTACCAACGGCTTTGCCATAATGGCCAACACGCCGCCGTCTGTGTGGTTCGGGTCAAGACATACCCACTCAAAGTTTTTGAACATGAAGTGCTCGCTGGGGCGTAGTGTTGTAATATTAGTCATTATCGGTTACCTCCGTTCTGTGATTCCATAACTTAATCGCATTCTGCTTGTTTTTCATGTGTATAGTCCCGATGCAGCAGTAGTTGCACTGCACTATATAGCTACCGTCATAGTTTTCATATAGCCCGGCTGTAGAACCACAAAATGGGCATCGCTTGAGTTTGATATCAATCGTTACCATTGTCGGTTACCTCCGTGAGCCAGTAGTCTTTGCGACACTCTTCGCATTTATTGTATTTGTGGCAATGTTCATCATCTATTTCTTTTGGCGAGAAGGCGTCTGGGCAAAAAGCAAGAATTCCGTCGTCATCAATTTTCGCATCCGGGAATATCTTCAGCAACTCACTCTGGCGGGTCTTAACGGGGTGGTCTTTCGCCCATTGCTCGACTTTTGAAATTGTTTCCTCAATGCATTCAACCGAATCGTCGTCGAACCCAACCATGCACATTCCTTTTTCCCAAATAGGACATTTCGCGCATCCACTTTGATTTTTGCATAACCTGTTTACCGACTTGACAAATTTAACAACGTCCATAGTCTCACTCCTTACCAATCTGCATTTATAACTACAAAATCTCCGTTCTCTATGGCGCAATCGACCAGCCTCCTAATGCTTACCCAACCGTATACAGCTTGTTCTCTTGCAAAAGTTGCAAGGTCTTTTGCCTGTTCGGATGTGAGCGTCATATCCTTTCCGTAAAAATCTCGTTCCGGTTCTTTCTCTCGTATTTCATAAGGCGCATAATAGCCGATTTTTTTGAGATACTCTTTCCAGACACGCCCGCCGGAATACTCATAGTCTTGCATTGTGCCTTTGATTGGCTTGCCGCAGTGCGGACACTTGGCCACATCGTAGCGACTTACTGTAATATCAAGTCCCATTACAATCACTCCTTATCCATCCCGCGGGCTACATACTGCCCATAGGTCAAGCCCATGGCGTCGGCTTCGCGGGTACATTGCTCAATGGGCTTTACGAGCCCGTGAAGCAACGCAGCATCTTTGATTCTCTTTCTCTGCTTTCTTTCTCTATCTCGCTCGTTAGAAAGCATCCTGTGGCAATCGTCACAATAAATTTGCCTGCCTGTTACTGGTGTTGCCCCGCAGTTTTGGCACAGCTTAATTTTTTTCTCTATTTTCATAGCGGCTCCTCTGTTTTCGGCACATCAACGCCGATATTCTGCAATGTCACCTGTGCCCAAAGGTCTGCAAGCTGGTCGTTGCGGTACTCATTGTATTTGTCGGCCACCGGACCGGTCATGTAATTCTGGATTTTAACCAACGTCCGGCGGGATAAACCTGCCTGATAACATGCCAGCAAGCAAAGATATGTTGCTCTCGTGGCAATGTCGTTGCGCTCTTTCATTACCGCTTCATAGGCGCGGGATTGAATGTCCTTGATTTTTTCTTCGGCATATTCGTCAACGGCTTTCTGCAATGCCGGGGTAGGGTGTAGTCTTGCTTTCATGTCTTTCAACTCTTTCCTGTTTTGTACAATCCGTATTTTCTGACATCGCGGCGGATTTTAATTCCGCGCTCTGCATCTGCCGCGTCCGCTGCGGAATCTGCAAGCCGCTGTGCGCGGATTTTTTCAAACATGGCCGCATACTCGCCGTAGCGATTGCAAGCGCTGTGGCAGTGAGCATGGCGGTCTGGGCAGTCTTTACAGTGGCTGTTCATCGTCCGACATCTCCTCGATAAAAATTTCGGTGCGGGGGTTTTCTTTGTCGTACATCACGCGGGAACCGTCTGTTGCTGCTACGATGTTGCTGTTGTCATCTTTCAAAATCCTGGCATCAACCAGAATATCCATGATGGCGCTTTCAAGGTTTGTTTTATCTACCCTGTGCCGTGTAGGCATGTAATATAAGCACTTGACATTGTAGCGGCCGTCCAGCGGAATTTTGGGCGCTGGTTTTAAATACATCTTGGCAGTTCTTGCGTACTTCAAGTAGGCTGCGCTTGGCAGAACTTTTGCGTACTTGCCCTTATGGCATACCGGGCAGTGAGCGCCTACGTATCCGATGCGGGGGCTGTTCTTTTTGGTGATGGGGGGAAGGCTAATAGTGTACTTGCATCTCATAAACTGCCCCACTGTTCTGCCATTGCGGCGGCGATACCGGGAAAGGTTTTGCTTCGCTCCTTCGCTCTCTCCTTTGGTGGCAATTTCATAGTTTCCATGTGCCACGGATTATCTGTGCCGTTACCGTTTTTGTAGTGAATAATCTCAGGCTCTACTATATCGGTTGGTATTAGTTTCGGTAGACCCTTCAGCCATAAACAGGTTGCTTTTCTTGCTGGGTCGCCAAACATATACGGATGAATAATTTGAGTTGGTTTTTGATATGCTGTTGACATATATCCAATAGGGTTTTCAATAGCGACTTTTGGGGAGTTACATTTAACAAACCGCATAAAGAAATCGGCGGCTTCTTCGCGGTCTTTGTAACGTTGAACCGCTTTTCCGCCATACCGTGAAATATCAAACCAGCGATTCCCGGTAACAGTTAGGTATGTGCACGGCGGGTGTGCAATCAGCAAATCCCATTTGCCTACAGCATGAGCCTTGCCGTCCATCGTTACGATTTGTCCACCCTCGATTGCTTTCAGGGCATCGCCTAAAATATGCCATTCTGGGTGTCCTCCCGACGGTTTCTGAATGTCGCAGCTGTACGCTTCATGTCCGCGTTCTCGGAACGCCTTGCAGACTGTCTGCGATTCTTCACAGGCAACTAATACTTTCACAGTACAATCTCCTTTAGTGATGATTTCAATGCGTTTAATAATCAGAACGGCAGGTCGCCCTCATCCTCGATGAGCGCGAAATCGTCATCGTTGCCAGCAGAATAGCTCGGTGCAGCACTTTGCGTTGTGCGCTGTGCGCTGTGCGTGCGCTGTGGAGCGGCTGCGGTGCTCTCTGACGCGTTTTCCGTGCTAGGGTATATAACTTTCCTTGCTTTGCCCAAAATTCACGTTATTGGCCACGATTTCAACGGCTGTGCGGTTCTGGCCGTTCTTGTCCTGATACTGGCGGGTCTGCAAACGGCCATCAATCACAATAAGCGACCCCTTCTGGAAATACTTGCAGATAAACTCTGCGGTTCTATCCCATGCAACAACGTCGATCCAGTCCGCCTGGCTCTGGCCGTTGGCATCGCGGCGTCCGCGGTCGCAAGCGATACGGAACGAGGCAACGCTTTTGCCGGTCGTAGTCTGACGAAGCTCCGGGTCACGCGCAAGGCGGCCAATGATAGCAACAACATTCAGCATATTTTCACCTCAACATGAAATTTTCTCTTGCGTGCGCTGCCCAAATAATACCTGTTTATATCTCTCCGGAGCCTCGCTGCCAAGTTGTAACACGCCAGCAGCAAACCATTCCGGCAGCGGTATGCCGAGTTCTGTGTACCTGTCCCATGCAAGGCGCATAGACCAGTTATCGGAGACTTTGTATGCGCTGTATTTGACAGCAGCTTCCAGCACCTCGCTTACAGTTGGCTTGAATCGGTGCGTTTTGGAAAGTTCCTGCACAGCCTTCAGCGCGGCATTGTAGGGAATGTCAGAAAGCGATGCCGCCCAAGCTTTCGTAGTTTCCTCGGCGTTCGTTTTGCTGCAAATGTTATCCCAATAGTTCATGGCCAGCGACAGAAGCGCCGCCGTCTGCTGATAAGTCATCTGCCATGCCTCCTTTTGCGATTTCCCACAGCTTTTCCTGTGTGGTTTTCATCTGCTGCCGTTGTGCAGCGCCTTTCTGCTGGCTTCTGGCCTCTTTCTCGGCAAGATACGCCGCGCGTGTGGTAATGTTCTTTTGCAGGCAGTCACGCAAAATTGCCTGCGCATAGCCCCACGAGCGCTTATTGTTGATAGCTGACTGATTGATTGCCTCGCAAACAAGGTCAGGCTCTACCTGCTCCAGATAGCCCACAATGCTATCAAATGCGGCACGAGGAAGTGCGCCAATGTTCTGCTCGTAGCAATCTACGCATTGTTGCCAGCTTTCGCGCGCTTGCGCGGTAGTCGTAGTAGTAATATATTCTATTTTCTGTTTTCTATTTTCTATTTTCTCTTTTTGGTTTTGTTGGGTTTCTTTGGGTTCTTCTGGGTTTTGTTGGGTTTCTTTGGGTTCTTCTGGGTTTTGTTGGGTTTCTTTGGGTTTTCTCGGGTTTTGTTGGGTTTCTTTGGGTTTTCTCGGGCGACCGCCCTTTGAACCGTTCTTCGCCTGCTTTTCCAAGAATTCATGGTCAATATCAATGTTTCGCCGCATTACAGGCCACAGAACACGTTCACTCCCGCTGAACTTTGGCGTTGCTCCGTCTATCTCATAATCGAGCATTGCACGCACCAAACGCCCTACCTCAGCGTCACTGAGCGTCTCAAAATAGCATCTGTAATCGAGCCATAATTTGATATAGGCTGTTTTATCCATATTCAGTTGTCCTTTTCTTGATGGCAGTGCATATAGATGTATTCGGAATGCGCTGTCATATTCTGGTATAGCCAATCATCGGCTTTCTCTTTACTTAGATGCTCACGCATCACGCGCTTTTCATACACATACTCGCCGTTGATTTTCTTCTCGGCTATGCGGTCTTTGATGTCCGCTTCTGTGTAGTTGGCTTCGACGAGATAGAGATTATAGCCTTTGGCTGTTATGCCGTTCAGATTGCTCGTGTCGGTAGCATAAAACAATCTTTCAACGGGAGGCTGCGGCAGCTCTATATGCCAGCAGCAATTTTGTACATCATGCTTTGTTTCCTGCGCCTTAATTCTGCATAGATTCTTGTAGTTGTACCAGCGTTCTGTTCGTATCACGGCAATCTGGCTCATTTTAACGCCAGCATTCACGAGGGCTGCACATAACCAAACACAACACGCAAAACGCAATGTAGGCCGCTCTCTGGCAAGCCTGCGCAGCGTGGCGGGGTTGAAGTGGTCGCCGTGGATGTGTGTGAGCAATACGAGCTTCAAGCTTTTGTAATCGTCTGTCAGCTGAGAAAATGGAACGCCGCAATCAATCAGTATTGAATTTTGAATGAGTACGGCGTTCCCTTGGCTCCCAGTTGAAATTATCTTGCAGTCCATCTCACAGGCTGCTCAAGTCGATTTTCTTCGGCTCGGCAGCAGTGGTCTGGGCTTCAACGGCCTGTTCGGCTTGCGGCTGTTCAATCTGCGGTACAGGCTGTGCAGCAGCTTCAAGGCGGACGTCCTTTGCGGACGCGACGCGCTCTGCAATAAGCTGGCCGTCGTTGTCATGCGTGATGGTATCGTCATGTTCGAGTGCCGTTTGAATGTCAATACTCATAACGCCCCAGCGGGAAATCAGCTGCCGTAGCATGGTTTTCTTCGCCATATCATCGAAGTTCTTGTACCAGAACGAGCTGTACCTCCACATTTCGCTCTGCGGAACTTTACCGGCCAGCAGGTCTTCATAGCCTTTACGGCTGAAAGCCGGGCTGTAGGTGTCTGCATGGGTCATCATCTTTTCTTTGCTCCAATACAGAACCTTGCGGAAACCGTTCATGTACTCAAAATAAGCCATGTAGCCAACAGTCGGAAGTGCATCACGCACATCGTCATCCTCAATAAATTTGAAACGCGCCTTGCCGGTATCCGGGTCTTTGCCCATGTACTCGCCCTGCTTGATAACCATAACGTCAAGGTCTTTGTACTGCCCACTGCGTAAAGCAAGCTGTACATAACCTTTATAACCAAGCACAAACTGCGCCGTCGTGGTCTGCTGCCGTTTGTTCTTAAACGGTACGAGGTAGTACTGTCCAAGCTGCGGGGAAGGGGAGAGCTTCAAGCTCTCGCCCAGCAGCGCACCGGCAAGAATCGTACCGGCGTCGCATTCCTGCAAAGCGGGGTTCACAGCAACCGCGCTTGTGATGCTGGCGGTAAAGCTTCGTGCGCGGTCTGGGTCTCGCAGCGTGTTGTTGATTAAGTTTTGGTAGCTCTGCGTAGTGATCATTACGCTGAACTTCGGCTTCTGTGCCAACTGCTGATTAGATGTCGTCATAGCTCATACCCTCCTGTAAGATGAACTGTTTCAGTTTCTTCAACTGTTCGATGGTGCCGCGAACGGCGAACTTTACTTCATAGACGGCAGGCTGTGTTTCCTCCGGCTCCTGCACGGCTGCGGGCTGTTCTTCCTCAGGTGCAGATACCTCTTCAACAGGCGGCGCGGCGTCCTGCTGCGCTTCTTCGATGGCCTGCTGTACCTTTTCTTCTGCTGCATGCTGCTGTTCCAGTGCCGCGCGGCGCTCGGCGACACGCTGCTTTTGAAGTTCGATCATGGCGTGTCTGGCGCGAACTGTACTCAACGCCAGCGCAACATTCAGCGATTTCTTATATTCAACCAGCAACTCTGCGGCGTCCTCATGGCGGGAAAGTTCCTTCACCTCTTCGGCGATTTTAAGCACCGTTGCAGTCAACGCCGTTTTCACGCCGTTCACACTGGTCGAAAGCCCGATTTTCAAATTCATCTGCTCAAAGCGCAGCCACGGCAGGTTGTTCGCCTTGCAAAGCTCTGCGAAGTAGCTCTGAATTTCCTTTACCTTGTCAGCTTTCAAGCCAGTCTCGACCTCGTCAACGCGGCGCTTCAACTCGGCATCGGCCTTTTTATACGGGTCTGCGATGCACTGCTTGTACACTTCCTCGAAGCGGTTGTACGGCTCCATGATGGCTTCTTTGACTCGTTTGCGCTGTTCTTCCATCGCTGCAAACTCTTTGCCCAGTTCCGCGCGGATTTTCTTCACGTCGCTGCGCGTTTCTTCCGTGCAAACAAGCTGCATCGCGTTCTTCGTGCGGGTCTCTACATCGGCTTTAACCAGCTGAAGATGCTCTTCGATAATGGGCAACTGCTTCAGCGTGATTACCTGTAATTTCGTTTCCATTTGTCAAACCTCCATGTATTCGAATCTGCGCATGCTCTGGCTCATCCCTGTTTCAGCGGAAAGCGTAAGGTCTCGCATCTGCTGATATTTGATGAAGTCTGGCGTAGAGCGGTCATGTATAATCTGTTGCATAGCCTGAAAGTGTTTCTGGTATTTATCAGGGGCGTTGTCCTTGAATGCGGTTCTCATTCTCTCGCAAGTCATCTTTATCCCTCTGCTGCAACCGCAATCGGGATGCCGAGCGCGGTCAAAACTGTCTTAACGTCTAAGTCATCGTAGCGGTAAATCGCGCCGTCGATGTCTACAATCTCGTCGCCCTCGTAGTACGGTACGCCGTCAGCGTCCGTTCCAATCGGTTCATCATCATAGGGCGGGAAGGGGTTATCTTGATGCCCCCAGAAGCTGGTCATTCGTCGGCCTCCTGTTTTTCTTCCTCATCAGAAAAATGCAGCTCCATCAAGTCGGCAATCGCAAGGTACTCTTTGGCGTATTTGCTGACGCCGTGGGTTTTCTTGACGATCTCACGGAACTGCGCCAAATCACCATAAAAGCAACCGCACTGTACGCGGAGAATTTTATCCTTGCAGCGGAAAAATGTGGTCGCGCGGAAATATCGACCAAAGCCTGTAACGACGGCAAAGTCTGCATTGCCGGAAACCCGCGCATCGCCGGAGACCTGCGCATTGCCGGAAACCTGCGCATTGCCGGAGACCCACGCATTGCCGGAAACCCGCGCATCGCCGGAGACCTGCGCATTGCCGGAAACCTGCG